AAAGCATTTCCATGATAAACGAAGTTCGCAATAACGTCATGTTTATATTGAACAAGGATAACAGGGGTTACATAACTCCTATGGAGTTCAATACATATGCTAGACAAGCGCAGTTAGATATATTCCAAAAGTATATGTATGAGTATAGCAACGCTATAATCAAACAGAACGCCCGTTATCATGGTGAAGGGTACTCAAACATATCAAAAAGGGTATCAGAGATAATAGATAGATTTTCTGAGTATAAAACATTAGACTATAATGCAATAAGCGGAACATTACAATTACCTGTCGGTGCTCCAGATTACTATTATATAGAAAAAATAATATACAACAACAATGTTGAAGTAGATAGATCTGATCACTCTAAAATATTAAATCTTTTAAATTCAAACCTAACTTCTCCTACAGCTAGTTATCCAGCGTATATAGTTACGTCTGACTTAGGATACATAACGGTCTATCCTAACTCACTGATGAATCCTATATCACCTGCTGTCAGCAATGCCACTAATATTCAGATTAGATATGTCAGATATCCTAAAGATCCAAACTGGACATACAATCTAATAACAAATGGAGAGCCATTGTATGACCCTTCAAATCAACAGTTTCAGGACTTTGAGGTTCCATACGAGGAGCTCCCTAATCTTGTTTCTAAGATACTACAGTATGCTGGTCTATCTATCAGAGAGTCTGAAGTTGTTCAAGACGCTAAGGCAGAGGAGGTACAAACAGCACAACAAACACAATAACAGATGCCATATATAACTAACTATCAGTACTACACAAATAATGGAGCTCAACCCCAAGATGCTAACTGGGGTAGCTATCAGTATGTTACACTAAAAGACATAATCAATAACTTTATGTTGATGTATGTAGGTAACGATAAGCTAGTTAACAATGTCGAGATATACAACATACGTTTCCATGCTAAGAGAGCAATTCAAGAGATCAACTATGACGCTCTTAGAAACATTAAGGTGATGGAGCTAGAGCTAGGAGAAGAGCTTAAGATGGTTCTGCCTCCAGACTATGTTAACTATGTAAGGATATCATCTTTAAAGGGCAACGTGCTGATACCTCTTGTAGAGAGCAGGACAGCGATCACGGCTAATGCGTATCTGCAAGATAATAACCTAGACATTGTTTTTGATTCAAATGGTGAGGTTGTCACGGGTACGTCAAAGCTTGACATACTGCGACAAGACAAGCAACTATACACTGGGGCTGGTCCTTACAACGGGTACTACGGATGGTCGTTTGATGGTGATTGGTACTTCGGCTATAATATTGGAGGAAGATTTGGTTTAAACACTGAGGACGCAAACGTGAACCCTAGGTTCACAATCAACAAGGCCGCTGGTGTTATTGATTTTAGCACTGGAGTTGAGAACGGAAAGATAGTACTAGAGTACGTTTCAGACGGTATGGAGAACGGTGACGACTCAAAAATTAGCATTAATAAACTGGCTGAAGAGTACATATATTCATACTTAAAGTGGGCTATACTTAACAATAAAACTGGGATACAGGAGTACGCCATTAGAAGGGCCAGAGAGGAGAAATCTGCAAACTTAAGAAACGCTAAAATAAGATTAAGTAACATTCATCCATCTAGACTTTTAATGAGCCTTAGAGGTAGAGATAAATGGATTAAGTAATTATGGCTGACGTTAGTAGAACATTTCAGAAAGGGACGATGAACCAAGACCTCGATGAGAGGTTGTTGCCCAATGGGTACTATTTATACGCAAAAAACGCCACTGTAAATAGCTATGCGGCAGGTGACGTGGGCGCAGTTCAAAATGCATTTGGCAACTCAATTACAGGTGTTATCTCTGACATTGTAACCACACCAACGGTTACAAATCCAATTGTTATTGGAGCAATTGCATACGAGCCCAAAAGTCTTATATACTGGCTTGTTACATGCACAGAGTTTGACGCTATATTTGAGTACAATGTATTATCTGGACAAACTACAAGGGTGCTCCAGTGCTCAAAACCAAGCCCTGGCAGCCCATTAAACTTTAACAGCGACTACATTGTAACGGGGATAAATTACGTTGAGGGGCAAGATAGTAATGACTATCTTTTTTGGACCGACAACTACAACCCACCCAGAAGAATAAATATTGGTCGTTGCAAGGGATACACAGCTGACGATCCATCAATATCTGATGACATTAGCGTTATAATGGCGCCACCGTTAAACGCACCATACATATCATTATCTCAAGACAATAATCCAGACTCTACAAATCTAAAGGAGAAGCTTGTATACTTTAGCTATAGATATAAATACGTTGACAATGAATACAGCTCAATGTCCCCATTTTCAGCGGTTGGATTTAAGGCTGGTAACTTTGGTATTGACTACGAGACAGGGGACAACCTGGGAATGTTAAATAATATTAACAAGGTAGACATACACTTCGAGACTGGTAATGAGTTTGTAAAAGAGATACAGCTACTTGTTAGAGACACAAGGAGCTTAAATGTAATGGTGATAGAGTCGTTCGACAAGAACCAGCTATCTATACAGAACAACACCACATATTCATTTACATTTAGGAATAACAAGATATACTCCACACTGTCAAGCGATCAAGTTACAAGGCTATTTGACAATGTTCCATTAAAGGCTTTAGCGCAAGATATAATTGGGAACAGGCTTGTGTACGGTAACTATCTGCAGTTTAGAAATATATCAAATTGCAATGACTCTGAAATAAAGATTGATTTTACTGTAGATTATTCTTCTCAGCTTGTTACAACTACGACCCCTCTAAGGTCATTTAGAAGCGATAGAGATTACGAGATAGGTATAGTTTATACTGACGAATACGGAAGAATGACAACAGTCCTTACCCCAGCTCTTAGTAATTCAAATAATAACCTAAGCAACGCTGTATACATACCTCCAACACAATCTAACTATGCAAATAGCTTACATGTTGAAATAAAACACTCGCCTCCATGTTGGGCAACAAACTATAGATTAGTTATTAAACAAAATAATAAAGATTACTACAATATATTCCCTAGATTATATGTTAGTCAAGGATTGTTTAGATATTTTTTGATTAATGAATCTGATAGAGATAAGTTTAGTGTTGGCGACTATATAATTATTAAAAAGGGCGCAGGGGTAAATCCTACATACTCAAATAAACAATACAAAATATTAGAAATTGAATTGAAGCCTGCTGGGTTTAACAATATAACAACTTCGCCAGAAGGATTATACTTCAAAATAAAAATTGAGGTTAATGATACAACAATTTTACCAGTAAATAGCTCACAACTTTTTTCTAATTTAACTCAAGGTACAAATCAAATACTACTATCTAACTGTGCTGTAGGGAATCAAAGAAATTCAGTAACGGCATTAACAAACGCCCCAGGAGTTAATTCTTTTTACGGGTATACTTCAAAACCTGTTTTTTATGGGGCAATAGCTTCAGATGCAACAGCGCTTTCTACTGCTATAACATCATCATTTACAGGTAATACAGCGCCAGGGACTAACCTACCAATTCCAAGCCCTCAAATAAATAAAAGATATTTTTATAGTAAAGATTTAAGGTATACCATAGAGATAAAACCAGGAAACAAATTTAATTATACGGTTGATTTATTTGGTGTATCAAACTGGATAGAATCAAACGATATACCAATAGTTGTTGGCCAAGTGTATAGAATATTGACACCAACACATGCATTAGGTGGTACATTCCTTGGGAATGGTTATGGTTATTTTTCAGGTTTAACTTTAAATGCTACGGCTGATAATGCCGCATTTTTTATACAATTTAACAGTAATAATTTTATAGTAGGAGATAAGTGGAAGATAGGTGGAAGAACAAATAAACAGTCATCTATTACGCCAATTTCATGGGGTACAAATTATTTCGGGTCATCATCACTAACAAACTCTAGTGTATACGATTATATCGAAGGATTAAATGGAGGTATGGCTGTTGTATCTGGATCGTTTTCTGGTCCAATATATGCTGGAGCGCAAGTAACAATTAGAGTATTAAATGATAGACACAATAGCTATGCTTATTCTGTACCACAGACATTCACGTCACCACAACAATATGAAAATATAGAGGAGTGGTTTGTGGAATCTGGGGCTTGGACAACATTTATATCTAAAGATTTAGGTAATGTAAACCAGGGATCAAAGCCAATTTGGTTTAGAGAAACAACTGGCCCATTACTTCATATTAATCCAAATGATGGAAATCAAACTAATCAAATAGTTTACAATCCAAACTCACAAAGAGTTACAATGTTTATGATGGGGTATGGGAATAAGAACGGATGTAAGCAAAATATGTTTGAAGTTAGTTTTACAGTTAATCAAACTCCACCATCAAAATCAATAATTTGCGAAACAGTTCCTATAGATGCTGATATAGACATATTCCACGAACTATCCAGAACATACCCAATTAAAAATGGGAAGCACATATCTAGATGGTATTTTGATTTAAGAATGGCTGGTACTTTAGGTAGTACTAGATTAAGACAGAACCCAAAGGAGTGGGCCCATTACTTTAGCGTAGGAGACACTGTATATCTAAACACTAACGGTGTTTCGTTAAACACGCCACACACAATTGTAGGTATAACCGACAGATACTCAATTGACGTAACCCCACCATTATCTATATTTCCATCGTTCCCTGGATCTGTATCATACACAACATACGAACAAGACCAGACATCTGTAACCAACCCAGCCAAGGTACAGATAAATTATCCTGACTATGTAAATAGCGATTATAACTCATTTACATACAGCACTGGTTTAGAGACGTACAGAATAAAGGACACGTTTAATGCCCCCACTATGGAGTATAGCCTTAGAGCGTCTACGGTGATAGAGAATTATGAGGAAGAAAATAAGTTCGCATCTCTTACATATAGCGGAGTATTCCAGTCTTCTACATCAATTAATAAATTAAATGAGTTTAATCTTTCTTTGGCAAACTTTAAAAATTTAGACAAGAGAT